ATATTGGTATTTACCAAAACTGATTGATGTTGTAAAAATCAAACCTATCTGGAGATATGTGTTTGAATGTGAGAGAGTAAAAGCAACAGAATTTTGTAACACTAGAAACAGATGAGCAAAGACCCTAGACTAGAAAGATTTGGACTTGCTGGTTTTAACAAACCAAAAAGAACCCCATCACACCCAACTAAATCTCATGTTGTCCTCGCAAAAGAAGGCGATAAAGTAAAATTAATTAGATTTGGAGCACAAGGGGCAGATACAAAGCCACCAAGAAAGGGCGAAAGCATGGCAGATAAAGCAAAACGCAAGAGTTTTAAGGCTAGACACGCTAAAAATATTGCCAAAGGTAAAATGTCAGCAGCTTTTTGGGCAGACAGGACAAAGTGGAGCTAATATTGTGAATAATTGTAAATTTTTTATTTATGGCTGACGAACCAATTAAACCAAATCCACCTGTAGATACAGCTGCGTTGATGGCAGAAGTTGAAGCACTCAGAAAAAGTAATAGAGAGATTTTAGATGACTACAAAAAGGCAAAAGAGGCAGCAAAAGCTGTACCGCCAGATGTTGATGTTGATGCTCTGATTGCTTTCAAACAGCAGAAAGAGAAAGAAGAACTTGAGGCAAAGGGCAGATATGATGAGGCGATTGCAAAACAAGCACAGCAGTATCGTGATGCTGAAGAGGCAAAAAACAAAAGAATCCAAGAGCTTGAAGCTAGGCAGAGACAGCTTGAAGTTGAAGCACCAGCAGTGACAGCCCTTGCTGATGTTGTACACGATCCCCAATATGTGCTATCTCGCATCAGTAAGGATCAACTTGCAAGAGAGGCAGATGGAACAGTTGTTGTTGTTGATGGCTATAACAGAACACCAGTTAAAGACTGGGCTATGACAAAAATGCCAGCATGGGTACAAAAGAATCCAAGACCACAAGGCGGTGGAGCAACCACAACAAAAGTGCAGACTGAAACAATAGCTGCTGGTGAAAAAAACCCTTTTGCAAAAGAATCTTTCAACCTTACAGAGCAAAGTAGGTTATACAGAACAGATATAAATAAATATAATATGCTCAAAAACGCAGTTAGCGGTTAGTATAGAAACAACGTGGTTGTGCCATGTCAGAGGTTGTGCCTCGAAGTAAACATATTAATTAAATTCTAATGGCAACATTAAGATCGGATTTAATTATTCCTGAGGTGTTTACTCCCTACTTGATCGAAGCGACAACACAAACTGACAGCTTCCTACAGAGTGGGGTAGTGCAACCTTTGGCAGAATTAAATTTATCCGCAGAGCGTGGTGGCGATTTCGTCAAGCTCCCTTTTTATAAAGCAAATTTATCTGGAGATTTTGAAGTCTTAACAGATTCAACATCATTAACACCTAGCAAGATCACTGCTGACAACCAAATTGGAGTTGTACTTCATAGAGGTAGAGCTTTCAGTTCTAGAGATTTAGCTTCACTTGCAGTAGGTGGTGGCATAGATCCTATGGCTGCTATTGCTCAGAAGATGGCTGCTTATGTAAACAACCAAAAGCAAAAGGATTTATATTCTTGCTTAACTGGTGCATTTGGATCTATCAACGCAAACTCAAGTAACTCAGCTTTATTTGCTTTGACTATTGATTCAGAGTCTGGCGATACTCCAACAACTCTAAGTCCAAGACATATTGCTAAAGCAAGGTCTTTACTAGGAGATCAAGGTGGCAAGCTTACAGCAATAGCAATGCACTCCAACGTCTATGGAGACTTGTTAGAGCGTAATATGATTGACCGCATCTATGACAATACTGGCGCACCTGATACATCAGCGACTGCTGGTAGTACAACAAGAGCTTTTGATGGCCCTAATGTTGTTGAAAGCTTTGGTGGTCTTAGGATTATTGTTTCTGACGATATTCCAACAACAGGTTCTGGAGCTTCAACTGAGTATTCAACATTCTTCTTTACACAAGGGGCAGTTGTTACAGGTGAGCAAGCACCAATCAGAACACAAACTGATCGTGATATTTTAGCTTTGGAAGAAGCTATGGCAGTGGATCTTCACTATATCTATCACCCAGTAGGTCTTAAGTACGCAGTTTCAACAGTTAACCCAAGCAGAACAGTTTTGGAAACAGTTGGATCATGGTCGAAAGTGTATGAGACAAAGAACATAGGTATTGTTCGAGCAACAAACGTATCTAATCAGGATTAATTATGGCAACTATTTTTGAATTAGAGAATCCCGCTTTTGGTCAATTAACAAAAACAAAAGTTGTTAAGAGCGAAAATGCATCAATGACTCTAACTACTGCTGAAATCATTGAAGGCATAGTTGAAGGTACTCCAAGTGCTAACAGAACTGTCACAACACCAACTGCCGCAGAAATTTTAACTGCTCTTGGTGATCAAAATAAAGTAGGCCAAACTTTTGAGCTAACTATTGTCAACAAAGCAACATCAACTCATAAGTTTACGCTTACCGCAGGTTCTAATATCACTATTGTTGGGCAACCAGAAGTAGCAGCATTTACCTCAGGAACTTTTGTTTTTAGAGTTACTAGCAGTACTGCCGTTACTGCTTTCAGAAAATAATGGCAATGTTCGCTTTTAGGCGAATGAGAGAACAAAATGAGGCTGCCCAAAAAGCAGCTTCACTTGTTCAAACTCTAGAAAAGCCAAAATCAAAATCTAAGCCCAAAAAAGTAAAACTCAATGGCGATAACTCTTGATGCAACTGTTGGTGGTGCAAATGCAAACACCTATATCACTCTTGCTGATGCAAACTCATTTATTGAGGGTTTAGTCCTCAGTGATGATGCTGCTGCATGGGATGGTTCAAGCAACGACAATAAAAATCGTGCTTTGTTTACAGCAGCCCAGAGAATTGATCGAGAGAAATTTTTAGGAGCTAGGGTATCTGATACTCAAGCTTTGGAGTGGCCTAGATCAGGAGTCAGGAAGCCTGACACATACACCAACTTGTATGGTTTAAGTTTTCCAAATAGATTAGTTGCTGACTATTACCTTGATACTGAAATCCCAGATAGGGTAAAACACGCACAGGTCATCTTGGCGGTATATCTCAACAACAATAGGAACGGTTTGGAGTTGAGTGGTCTGGAAGATTTTGCAACAGTTAGTATTGGTAATATAAATGCAACCCCCAGATTTTATGGGGCAGTTGGTATTGATCGAATCCCACCGATAGTTGATCATTACCTGATGGGTATTAGAATAGGTGGAAGAGCAAACTTATCAATCAAGAGGTCTTAACGTGAACTACGGCTACCAATACCCAGCAGGGATAATCATTACAGATACAAATGCCCATACTGGCAGATTCGGTAAGGTGCATTGTCTGACAGATGCTGAAGCTACTTTTGTCGCTGAGAATTTAACAGAAAACGGTTCTTCAACTATCAACGGCATCACAATGAAGGCATCATCTGAAGTTGAAGGTGTGATCACAAGTATCACTCTTGCAAGTGGTCAGGTCATAGCTTATTCATTATGAGTCTTGCCAACGCATTAAAAAAGGCAGCATCAAAGACTCTGAGCAAACTTGGAGGTGATGTGACTATCAGACAAGTAACGGCTGGCAGTTATAACACGACCACAGGAGCTATTACAGAATCCACATCTGATACTACCGTCAAAGGTGCGTTAACAAATGTAAACAGATCTGAGGTAAATGATCTGATTGAATCCCAGGACAAAAGGCTGACAATATCAGCAGGGGATTTGACCTTTGTACCGACCACAAAAGACAGGGTTGTCATAAGCAGTGTTGAATTTAAAATTATTCAGGTAATTACAAATGAGCAGAACAATACAGCAATAAGTTTTGATCTTATCTTGAGGTAACTATGGTCAGGCAGATAAAATTAAATCAGATTGATGATGTGATGAAAGAAGTGGTGATTGATCTTGTCGCTGCAACTACTCTCAACTGGACAGCTAGAGTAAAAAAAGCAACACCAGTTGATACAGGTAGATTAAGAGCAGCTTGGCAAACACAAATAAAACCATTAAAAGGTACAATTACAAATAATTTACCTTATGCAGAGCCTGTTTGTTTTGGAATAAATTTACCTCCATCATGGGGTGGTCAATATAGAACTAGACAAAATACTGTTGCTGGTTTTCCAGAACTTATTGCAAAAGAACTGACAACTAATTATATTCCTAGACAACTTGCAAGAATAGTGAGGAAAAAATAATGGCAGCAACAGATCTTAACACCGTCAGATCCACAATTGAGGCGAGACTTGCAACAGAACTTGCATCAAGTCCAGTTATTCCTGTTATTTTCAATAATATGGCATTTGATTCGACAACAGAAGATACTTTTGTTCAATGTCTTACAAGTTTTGGTGCAAATGAATATCTGACCCAGGGAGATACAAGTGCAGCGACAAATAATGTTGTCGGTTTGGTTGTTCTTAATATATTTACAGAAGAAGGTATTGGGGCAGGGTCTAATTACACCATTTGCAAGAGATTGAGAGACTTATACAATAGAGTGACAGTATCTAATGTAATTTTTGATTCTCCTGTCGGCCCTGAAGTATTTGCATCAAGTCCAGAAGGTAAGTTTCAAACACAGATTAGAATTACTTTTAATGTTTATGAGGATCTGTAAATGGAAATCACAGAAGAAATGCTTGATGTTATCGAGGTTGTAAAAGGCAGAAGAGAGCCTCAGTATTGGGATAATCAATGCAGAAGATATATGGAAAAACAACAAGCAAATAAAAAGGCTGTAAAAAAGTCAGAAAAAGGTTAATATATTTATAAATCTTTCTTTTATTTGTTATGGCAAAGGTTAAAGGTGATGTTGGGCAAGTCAAATTTGATGATGGTGGCTCTTCAGTTAACCCTGTATTAGGAACTACAAGCTGGTCAATGTCTATCACTAAAGACATACA